ACGATACGCGGACCAAGCCTGCTTTTGTTCAGGGCTCAGTGGTGCATCAGGAAGCTGAGTCCAGTCGCTTTGCGTTAGGTGGAAATTGCGAGTAGCGCGGATCATGTCCCATGTCAACTCCGGCTCGGGGTCAGGTTCGGGGGGCGGTGGAATGGCTTGAACTTCCCAGGAGTCACCTCTCCAGACTGCTTGTTGACCATCGGAAACTTGCGGCGGCTCAACAAAGGTCGCTCCCGCAGGAAGCAAGAAAACCCCAGGTTCAAGTGGGGACTCTTGGGCAAAATCAACCCCAAGAAAAACTCCCGTTTCAGGATGAAATGAGTAGGCGTCTTTCATTAAAATTTGATGCAGTAAAGCATGGCAATGTTTGCGGGGCGGGTTTCAGTTCCTCCTGTGGGACCGGTGTATCTGGTTGCTCCGACCTCGCAGTAATAAGAAGCAACAACGGCATTCCCGCACCCTTCTCCGGCGACGCCCCCGAAGTTATCATAAGGAAGCGCGAGGTGCTGGTGTGATTTGAAATCGGACGCCTGCTTCACGCCAAAAGTCCCTGACACCGTGCCGTCGCTGTTGGTGCCCGCGCCACGCACGAAATACCCACGCAGGTCGGGAAGATTGAAAGTCGTGCTCTGATCGCCAGCGCCGTAGGTCGTCCCAATCGCAGCAAACAGCGTAGCATAAGTCGCTCGGCTCACCGCCGCTCCGTTCGCCGCCAACCACCCCGTCGGCACGGGGTTCATGGCAAAAGCCATCACGGCTCCCGTAGGAACAGTGCCCGAGGTCAACCGAGGGTCGTTACCTTGGCAGAAACTCCCAGCGGTCGTGCCAAAAGCTCCCGCCCTTATCGCGCCATTAGCTCCGGTGATGAGTGGGGTGCCAGCAGCGGAAGCGCTAATTGCGCCGATACGGACATCTCCATTATTATCAATAAGAAGCCTGGTTGCGTAGTTGCCTGCGTTATTTCGGGTCTGGAAATCAATTTTTATCGGGGTTTTACCGGCGCTCGGCGTCCCATCGACCGAACAAGCAATTTGCCCTGCTAGGTTTATATCATTGCCATCATGCCCGTAATAAATAATTGACCCTACGCCATCCCCGTCTTGAACTATGGCGGGGGCTGCAAAGGTGCCCCGCAGTTTACGGAATTGTAAATTTGAAGAGTCTGATGCACTGCCAAGGACAATCCCAGCACCGGTGTCTGATTGGTTAGTAATCAACCCAGCAGTCACCAAATTACCAAGAATCCGCCCGTCGCCTCTGACATCGAGCTTTGCGCCTGGGGTAGAGGTTCCAATTCCGACACTGCCGTCAGATGTGACCCGCATTCGCTCTGTATCATTGCTAATAAACCTTATGCTATCGTCAGTTGGCTCAATAACAATAACATCATTAGATTCAGCATTTTCAAGGCGATTGCATCTAATCGTCGTTGCAGCTATGGTGCCGCCGACATTGAGCTTGGCCGAAGGTGACGGATGGGTCCCGATACCGACATTCCTTGCTTCAATGGTAAAAAGCTCCCCGAAATTATCGTCAATCGTAAGCCTCGGAACCCCGCCGGAGTTGGATTTTATTTTATGCTGAAAACCATAGGTTCCCCAGTTGGTTGTCTCTCCAGTCCAACCGTTTGCACCGGCTATCAAATAAGCACCGTCTTGATTGTTCGTGTATAAAATCGGCGTTGAAAGCACGGTGCCTGCGGCGAAGCCCCCAGAAGAATCGCGAGCGACAATCGCATTTGCGGTATCCGCGCTAGTCGCTCCGTCGAGCTTGGTCTTGTCGGCAGCGGACATGAAGCCCGCCACTCCCGCCACTCCGCCGACCGTCGCAGTCGCGTTTGTGTGCGTATGCCCACTCGTAGCCGCCCCAAGATTAACCAACGCGCCTGCCGCCGTGGTCGATCCCGTGCCGCCATTGGCGATTGCGACCGTTCCCGAAACATTCGTGGCGTTGCCGGTGACATTGCCCGTGAGGTTCGCGGTGATTTGGTTCGCGGAGAAATTGCCGTTTGCGTCCCGCGCCACAATGGCATTCGCGGTATTTGCATTTGTCGCCGTGGTGGCAGAGTTGGAAACTTTTCCTGCGGTAGAAATCGTCGCGAGCTTCGTGTCTGCGATTGCCGCCGTTTCAGATATGTCAGCGTTTACGACCGATCCCGTAGTGATCGCCGTGGGGATCGTGATGTTTGCCGAGCCGTCGAAAGTCTGAGCCGTGCCAGTGACATCCCCCGAGACACTAATCGTGCGGGCTGTGGCGAGTTTGGTTGCTGTTCCGGCGTTGCCAGATACGCCCCCAGTAACACTACCAGTCACATTGCCGGTGACATTAGCCGTGATTGTGCCTGCGCTAAAGTTACCGCTGGCATCCCGTTGAACAAGGGTTCCGGCGACATTCGCCGTGCCATAGCCAACTGGGGTTCCCACCGCGCCATTGTTGACAACCACCGCCCCTGTGCCTGCTGGGGCGGGACCTGCGGGGCCTTGGGCTCCGGTGTCGCCTTTCGGCCCTCGGATTTGCCCGACATTCACCCAGCCGGAGCCGTCCCACACATAGCCGTAGCCGTCGTTCTGGACGACATATAGATCGCCTTGAGTATTGCCCGTAGTCGGGAGATCAGAATAAAAATTTACCGCTCCTTTGAGAACGATGCTTGCGCCATCGTCGCCCTTCGGCCCTTGAATACCTTGTGGCCCCTGGGGGCCAACTGCGCCGGTTTGACCGACTGCGCCCCTAGGGATTGTAAAATCTAAAACCGCTGCGCCACTGGTGCCTGCATTTGAAACAGCAACGCTTGTCCCAGGCTCTCCAGTCGTGACGGTGCCGACCGCCACCGTCGCTGCGGGGCCTTGCACGCCTTGAGGGCCGACGGGGCCGACGGGGCCGACTGGTCCAATATCGCCGACTTCGCCCTGGGGGCCGGTCGATCCAATGCCCACTTCGACCCAATACCCCGCGCCATTGGCATCGAAGGTAAAGACATACTCGCGAATTTCCAGAGTGTTGACCCAGCGGGTGCCCTCCACAGGGAAGGCAGGGGCCGTTTCTGAATAAACGATCTCTCTTGGAGGGGCCGAATTAAACTGCGAAGTAATCGGGTTAAATAAAAATCTCATGCGGGAATGATTGAAGTCAGGTTTCCGTCGAGGTCGTAGATGAGGTTCACGGTCTTAACGACCGCGCCATTGCGGGAGAACCGAGCTTGGGTGGGGCCATACGCCCCGTAATCCATCGCGATCGAAACGCCGTTCGTGGCGTCAAAAGCCCCGATCGTCTCAACTGGGATGCGCCCGTTTACAGGGTCGGGGAGCTTGGTCGTGAGAATCGCCTGCGTCTCGTCTGACTCGCTTTTCGCCTCTGTGCGAAAGCCGGAAATCGCCGTTTGCGTTTCGTTAAACTCCGTTTGAAGGAGCGTCTGTGTTGCGTCGCTCTCGGCTTTGACCTCGGCTCGAAAGTCGGCCAGCGCCGTTTGCGTTTCGTTGAACTCGGCCTGCAACAACGCTTGCGTCTCGTCGGACTCCGCTTTTACCTCGGCTTGAAAGTCGGCTATCGCCGTTTGCGTTTCATCGAACTCGGCCTGCAACAACGCTTGCGTCTCGTCGCTCTCGGCTTTGACCTCGGTGCGGAAGTCAACGATTGCGGTCTGCGTCTCGTCGAACTCCTCTTGCAACAACGCTTGCGTCTCGTCGCTCTCGGCTTTGACCTCGGCTCGAAAGTCAACGATTGCGGTCTGCGTTTCATCGAACTCGGCCTGCAACAACGCTTGCGTCTCGTCGGACTCATCTTTGACCTCGGTGCGGAAGTCGGCAATCGCAACTTGGGTCTCATCGAACTCCGTTTGGAGGAGCGTCTGCGTCTCGTCGGACTCATCTTTGATGAGCTTACCGAGATCAACGCCGTCGTCGTAGAAAATCGAAAGGGCGTCGGTATTCCGGTGCGTGTCACAATCCTTGTAAGGCGGAAAAACAATGACTGTATTCCCGTCGATGATCGAAACATCCCCATTCGGCTCAATCGCGAAATTGTGATAAACAAAACCGACAGTGGAATTAACCACTAGCAATACCCGCTCCGGCGGCACCTCGATGTCCAGCATCGTGATTGTGCGCGTGGCGACATCGAAAAGTATAGGGCCTTTGAATTGTTGCTTCACGGGTTATGTGGTTATTACATTAAACGGGCGAAAAATCAAGTCTAAACTCCAGGGGGCCAAAGTTTGTAAGGGTGGTCTGCGGGAAGCTCCCCAGTGAGGTCCCACTTGTGGGCCATATAACCCTCGATTTTCTGACGAGTGGGGGTGTCAGGAACATCGCGGAGCACCAGAATTTCTCCAACATCGTCGCCAGAACCCTGCCCTCCCGCTACCCCTCCAAATCCATCTTGACGCCCTGCGAGTGGCGTGAAGGGAGTGGCGTCAGACATTTTCAAATCGCCGTTGAGGTATAACTGGGAGATCGGCGCTGCGGGGTCAAACGAATACCCCCACAACCCCACCGCAGGGAAAGCGTTCGGCCAATAATGGTGAACTCTATTCACCCCGACATCCAAAATCATGCGGTTTTGGCCGTTTGAATCCACAAATAATTGAAAAGTCCTGTTGCCCATATTCCCTGGGCTGATCCAACGGCTAGTAGAAACCGCATTGCGCCGCGCCACGATAAAAGCCGACTCGACGGAATATGCAGCCCCCATATCCACATCAGCCAATGCACGGCGCACCCCGTTTTTGTAGGTGAAAACATCGTCGTCGATTGCGTCGAATGTTACGACATTCAACCCATTGATCGTGGAAACTCCGGTTCTAGGGCGGCTGTCAGTCGCAGTGGTCGGGTCAAACGGGCGGGCGTCCCAAACAGAGTCCAGTTGGCTTTTCCATTTCGTAACATAATTGCCAGAAGATTCGATCGAGGCCGTATCGCTGGCGTCCAACCAAATAGCGCGAGTGTTGAGGAGCGCGGGGGTCCAATACTGGGAAGTGACAAGCACTAAATGCCCCTCGTTGTCATAGTGCAAAAAAATTGTCATGCGCGTGACGCCGCCTTGGGAAAACACAATTCGGGACGGGCTGTATCCAGTGTTCCGATTCACCCCGTCGTAAGCGGCAGGGATAAAGGCAATATCGTATCCGTTCTCCGAAGAATACTTGACGATATGCTCGACCCCCAGAAAATCGTTAATCAACCCTGCGAGCTTTAAGTTGAGAAGGGCCTGCGTCGCATCGCTCTCCGCTTTGACCTCGGTGCGGAAGTCGGAAATCGCCGTTTGCGTTTCATCGAACTCGGCCTGCAACAACGCTTGCGTCTCGTCGCTCTCGGCTTTGACCTCGGTGCGGAAATCGGCTATCGCCGTTTGCGCTTCATCGAACTCCGTTTGAAGGAGCGTCTGTGTTGCGTCGCTCTCGGCTTTGACCTCGGCTCGAAAGTCGGCCAACGCAACTTGGGTCTCATCGAACTCCGCCTGCAACAACGCCTGCGTCTCGTCGGACTCCGCTTTGACCTCGGCTCGAAAATCGGAAACCGCCGTTTGGGTTTCGTCGAACTCGGGCTGCAACAATGCCTGCGTATCGTCGGACTCCGCTTTGACCTCTGTGCGGAAGTCAACAATCGCCGTCTGCATTTCATCGAACTCCGCCTGCAACAACGCCTGCGTCTCGTCAGACTCGGCTTTGACCTCGGTTCGGAAGTCGGCTACCGCCGTTTGCGTTTCATCAAACTCCGCCTGCAACAACGATTGTGTCTCGTCGCTTTCGTCTTTAATCAGTTGTCCTAGGTCAACGCCGTCATCGTAAAAAATCGAAAGGGCATCGGAATCGCGATGCGTCTCGCAGTCCTTGTAGCGGGGGAAAACAATCGTCGTGTTGCCGCCGGAGATCGTGACCTGGGCCGTCGGCTCGTGCTCGATGTTGTGATATACAAATCCGACCGTCGCATTGACGATCAGGGCCAGCCTCTCCTGGGGAATCTCAATGCCCGCCAGCGTAATCGTGCGCGTAGCGAAGTCGAAGGTGTAAGGGCCGGTGTATTGCTGTTTCACACGCCTCCGAGGGCTATGCTAAACGCCATGACTGAGCCTTTGGAGACCTCGCCCTGGGGGCCTTGCGGGCCGGTATAGCCACGGGGACCTGCGGGCCCGACTGCGCCGGTATCGCCTTTATCGCCCTGCACGCCCTGCAAACCTCGTGGACCCTCGATGCCCTGGGGGCCTGGATCGCCGCGCAAACCTTGAAATCCACGGGGTCCCATCGCCCCAGCCGGTCCCGCCAATCCAGACGGCCCGACATCTCCTTTCGGCCCCATAGGGCCTTCCTCGCCGCGGTCGCCTTTGTCGCCCTTTAATCCGCGCTCGCCCTGGGGGCCGGTAATGCTATCGCCTTTAAGACCTTGCAAACCACGGTCGCCCTTGTCGCCCTTTGCTCCAGCGGGACCAACGGGGCCAACGGGGCCGATAGGTCCTGCGGGGCCCTGCGCCCCAGCGGCTCCAGGGGCTCCGTTCAAGCCAGGCAATCCGCGTGGTCCCTGGGGACCAGTCAAACCGGAGCCGATGATTTCGATAATCTCAGCCATGTTAGATCGTCGCCTCCGGCAAGACAACCACAGTGCCACGAATGAGTTTCCTCACCACGCCGCCGGTCGTCAGTTCCAAATCGTAAACAAAATTTCCCACAGGGAGCGCCGCCGTGTCCTCGGGAGCCATCTCCAAAGAGACCGTTCCGCCCGCGCCACCCAGCAAAATGCGGTCGTTCTCGGTGCTGAGTTCAAATCCCACCGCTCCGCCGTAGCTCTTGCGGGCCTGCATCTTGGCCGTGTAACCCGCTAGGTTCATAACCTGCCCGTCCACCTTCCAGCGAAATTGCTTCTGAAAAGTGGAACCTTGCTCGATCGTCAAAGGGTATTCAACAGCTTCCATGGTTGCGGAATTATTACACCTACACCTCCAAAAGGCAAGGCGAATTGCGCTTGACATCGAAGCGCCCCATCATTTTGCGCCACGGGCGGGCGGCGCGAGGGCCGCTCTCCTGGGGCGGGCGAAGGCCCATCCGCTCGCGCACCACCTCCAGCAAAACAAACGCCGCATCGGCAATGTCAGGGGAGCGCCCCATCCGCGCCTTCATGTCCGCCTTCGGCTCGACGCACAATTTCATCCCGCCCGATTTGCGGGTCTCAAAATTGCGGGCGGTCATTTCCTGGGCGAGGTCAGGGCCGATCCCGCGAAGCTGCCCGTTCTGCAAATACTCCTTCGCGCCGAACCAAAGCTCAGTGACGCGATTGACATACTTGTCGTTGGCTTTCGTCGCGTCGTAGGCCGAGAGCGACCGATCGCTCGGGGAGCCTCCGAAATGAACGCGGAGAAAATCATTGCTGCCGAGGACGCGGGATAGCGCATCACAAAACGGAACGCCTCCGCCCGTCACATCGACGCCGAGGTGGTAAGACTGCACCCTCTCTCGCCGCAAAATCTCGGCGATCTTCGCCGCCACCTGAAAAGTGCGGGGCTCGTTCGAGGTCGCGTCGTCCTCGACGAAGTGAAAGGTATCAAATGATACCTGCTCCACGCCGTCTTTGTTCAAGCCATAGCTCCCGACGAACAGCACGCAGCGGTCTCCGCCTGAAACAAACGAGGGGTCCACGCCTGCGATCCGTGTCGTCGCGCCCTGCCAGACCGGCGGCTGATCCGCTTTGAATTTGACGATTTCCGACTCCGAGTAGATCGCTTTACTCACGCCCTGCGGGGGCCAGAAGCCACGATAGTCGCGCCAGAACATCGGGGAGTCCTCGCCAAGTCGCTCCACCGCTTCCTCGATCTTCTCCCATTTTTGGATCGGCCAGAGGTTCTCCTTCGCCAGATAATTCGGGTTTCGCATCGCGTCGAAGTGTAGGCAAACTCCGCCCAGCTTGGTTTCCCAGCGATCGTCGTTCACCGTGATCGAACCCCAACCATTCTGCGGCTCCGCGAATTTTCCAAACGGATCGTAGTAGCTGACAGGGTTCGCCGCCGCGCAAATGTGGAGCATCGCGTTGTTCGCAAGGTTCGACATCGCGGTATCGAGGAGCGAGTGCGAAAGCTCCGACAACTCATCCGCAGCCAGAAAGACTCGCGGAGCTTTCATACCCCGCATTTTGCCGGTAACTTCATTGGTCTTCTTCGCTTCGGCAGGGATGAGATACACGCCTGCCTGCTCCATGCGAACCTTGTCGCGCATCACATAGATCGCCGGAGTCGGCGTGTCCGTGAGCTTCGCAGGCGCGACAGGTGCAATCGCAGGCCAATAGCGGGCCACCGCACCCCAAACGCGCTTCTTGGAATCGCGAATTGAAGTCGAGGTCAGAAGCCCCAGCGTGTGATAAGGCGCGGCGAGCCAGTTAAGCAAAATCCACACCGCCATAAAATCGGACTTGCCCGACGAGCCGCAGCCCGCGAAGCCAACGAACTGCGAGTAGCAGCATTCGTAAAGCATATCCTCGGCCCACGGATGCCAGATAAACGGCTCCGAGTTTTTCGAGAAAAACATCATTGCGGCCCGCTTGAAATTTTCCTCTCGCGGCGTGCCGTCTTTTGCTAATGCTCGGTAAGCGTGAAGCTCGATCGTCCAATCCGCGGTGCCAGGAGGATAAACATATCCATAGCGAACAATGCTATTTTTTGGGACCGGTGTTTTGCCGTCATCGACAAAAATCCCAACTTTATTTTGAACCATTTCAGGACAAGGTAGGTCTAATTTGGGACACAGTCAATTTCACTTTTACACAATATATTTTTTGATAATATCTTATACAAATTCATACACGAATTCGAGCCCCGTAGGCTCCGTTCTTTTTTGTCCTAATTTTTCGGGGACAAATTTCTGGTTCTCCTACGCAAGCCTACGGGTTTTTTTGTTGCGGTGTATTATTCTTTGTATAGGTTATTACACCTCAAAACAAACTTTGTCCCAATTTTTGGGACAAAACCAGAAAAGAAAAAATGAAAACCCAAATTGAAAACATCGACGAAAAAAACTCGGTCATGCGCTGCGGACACGCAGTAGTCCGAATCTCAAAGCTGTTTCGCAACGGATACACAACGCACCGCCTAAAATGGAAAGTAGGCAAGAAGACTTACAACAAGTCCTACAACAAAGAAGCCGCGGCTATGATAGAGGCGGAGCGAATCGTGAAACATCTCGCGACTAGCGACGGCGCGGCGACGATGCTCTGCGGGGAAGACATAGTTTATTTCAACGAGTGTCGCCAACGCCTCGGCAAAATCCCGCTCCATGTCGCGGTCGAGTTCTA